TAAAACTTTCTACTCTACTTTCCAGAACAGCAAGTTTAGAATCCTGTTCGGCATCCTTATTCGTCAGGTCGCTCATCGTTCATTTCAGAGAAAGACATACGAAGTATATAGACAACACAATACATTGTAAATGCAAGTCCACATCCTAAAAGTATAATTACAGACCAAACAGGGTCATTAACATCAGCAAGAGGTCGTAATACTAAGTTCATTAGCAATCATTGAATGCACTACCAATCTCAGACCCAAGTTCTGATCCTGCCTTTTGACCTAAAAGAAGTGCCCAACCACCTGCCAACCATCCAATATAAGGAATGCTAGTAACTGCTGGAACAATCAAACCAGCACTAATTGCGGTTCCTGCCATCGCACCTTGAGACCGTGCGCCAGCGTCCGCCCGTATGCACTCTTCGGTTTTTGCAAGGTTCTTTCCCTCGCCGTTGACGGCACCTCCTAGGTTTCTAACACCGTCCATCGTATATTGATCACTGCGAAGTTCTCTTCGCATTTCAGTCGTAGCACCGAAGAATCCTTCCTTATGTTTATTCAAATTCAGTGATCGATGCGATTCTAATATTGCAGGATCATTTGCCTTATATTTAATTCTATATCCATCCTTAGTTGCCTCAACTTCATAAGAAGAGTAATTACCAGAAGGAAAATTAATTACTGGATATTCTGGAACTTTTGGAGCATTAAAGATATATCCCAAAACCCCAATATGTGCGACACCAAAAAGGGTCCCTGCCCCAAGTGCAATCCACTTGAAGAGAGACCTTTTGGGTTTTGGTGTTGGTTCAGGATAATAGTCGCCAGGTTGTTCTTTTTTATTATCAAAAATAGCCATGGCAGTTTAGCAAATTACTGTTGTTTTTCCTTAGGCTCTACTGCAGATACAACTTCGGGTTCTTTCTTTGCAACCGTCTTACTGTTTCCGTTTCCACCACCTGCTTTAGCAGGACTCAATCCGAATGCAGCAAGTGATCCAGAGAAAACGGATGCGATGAAAGTTGGGTCAAAATCAAGAATCTTCTGACCGTTAGGAAGTCTAACGTAACTGAATGTAAGCAGAGAGGCAGACCATATAAGCACAACAACTTTAACTAAATTACCAAGAACTTCACTTTTATCTTCATGATCGTGGTCTTTCTCTTCTACCTTTGCTTTAGATTTATTTCCAAGCATGAGTAAAGAGTAAGGCTCAGTTATTTAGGGGTCCAGTATTTCTACTGTAATGTTTGCATCTTTTATTTTGTTGTATTTTTTACAAAGGGACTCACTTGATTCGTGTTCCCATCGATGGTATGCACTTTTTAGGGATTTGACGTAATCAGTTCCACCGCAACCTACCATTTCATTGGCAACGATGGTCTTGATTAACACATCTCTCGTTAAATGTGTCATATGTAAATGCTGGTTTCCAACAACAAATCCTACATTATAAGACTGAAAAGATTGTCAAAGAATTTGTCTTGGGTGGTTTTTCCGATTTCTGCATCGGATGTTAATTATTTATTCAAATATTGGTTTTACAGGTGGATTCCACTCTTCTCTGACTGCTTTCATAACGTGCTTAGGGACACCATAGTAACCCATGTGCATCCATACACAGTCGATATAACGAAGATCATCACGATCTGCGTCTAATGTGAATGCATCACAATATCGAACAATATCTGGTGGAACCTCAATCTTTTTCCAAGTTATAGGTTCCTCAACAAAAAACGGAATCACTTAATGAATCCCTCCTCTTTCAACCACTTTTTAGTCAAAGGAGTGGGTTCATAATCCGTCCACATTGTGCCGCGAGCACAGGATTCAAGTGCTTCCATAGTCATATTCTCAGTTCGACCTGCCCAAGATGCTTCTGCTTCCCAAGGACGCGAATGAGGTGGATAAGTGCGTTCTACCATCTCACGATACAACATAGGAACATCTTCTTCATTCCGAATGATGGCAATCATATTATTCTTGATAGAACCTGCCATACAATCCTGTGCAGCGTGCCATCCCTCATGACGCATTACTGCCATCAGAGTTCCAGGGCGTCTCATGTAAGTCTTGTTCAAGAAGAAGTTGTTACTTACAGTGTGATAAACACCACGATGACTAACAGGAAAATATCTTTCATCTGCTAGAAACACTCCAACGCCGACATGTTCCAAGGCAGTGAGCATTCTACTGAACTCGTCAGTAATAATACCAAAATCACTGTCGGGATGAGCATCAGCAATAGTGCTGATACTTTCGACTCGCTGGACATCTTTGGTGCATTCGCGGAGTAGCATACACCCCATTGCATCCATAGTATAGAAACCCTTGGTGATCTTAGGGTCTGCAAAAGCAGGAGTTCCTAGAGAAACTGCTGCAAGCATCGCAAGAATAGTCTTAAACATAATATGCCTCATAGTATTTAACGATTCCGTTTGTATTTACATTACCTTGAGAAACCCAATCATGAACACATTCGTAAATACTTTGATTGGAATATCTTGGAGATCCATCAGAACAGATTTCTGATCCATATTTTTTGAGAAGAACATTGAGAGCACTGGATCTAAGTGCCATTCTATCATCACTATAGCGCCAATCGTCATTCATAATTGAAATTGTCCCATACCAGTACCAGATGTCCAACCACCAGGTCCTTCATGAAGGTTTTCAGAACCACCTTGAGTTTCACTTACAGTGTTCCAACTTTTACTTGCAAGTTCATACATTTCCTGATGAATATTTTCAGACTCTTTAGACTTCTCATGCTCCTTACGGAGATCATCATGCAACCTTTCCTGTGCTTCCTGATGCAAATATTCTTTTTGCTTTTCAGTGTGCTCAGGAACAGATCCAAACCAAGAGTCTTCCTGAAGAACTGTGGGTGCAGGAACTCCAATATAAGAAGGTTCTGAATCTTGAAGTTCCTTACAATCAACAACTTCATCGTCAATAGCACAAACTACCTCATCCTCAAATTCAGAACGAGGAATAAAAATTTGCTTAATTGCTTTGATTGCTTTGGTGATCATGCTAATACTAGTTTTTTAGTGTAATCGTATGCGTATTGTTGACGATATCCTTTAATACCCCATCCTAACCAATAGTAAGCAGCAACCATGTATTGATCGACTGTCTTACCAGGACCTTCAAATTCAGGAAGGTAACGTTGAAAGACGCTTTCGTTGATCATGTATGCGGTTTGTCCTTCAAGAGATGAAGGATCATAACCATATCTAACAGCAAACTTACCAAGATTTCTATAGCGGTTTATTGAAGTCCACTGAATGAGACCATAACCACCACTATGGCAATCGTGATAAGGAACTCTTGCACCTCCCTCACATATATTCGGATAAAAGTTGCTTTCCGATTTAATATTTCCCATGATCGTAGCAAGGGCATTGCGATCATAGATTTTGGTCTTTTCTTGAAGTTTTGCAAGAACATACTGTTCATTAAAATTACATCCAGGACACTTCCAAGATTTTTCTACCACTTCAATCGGAACTGCTTTTTCTTCATCTACTGATACATCTACAGTTTTTGTAGATGCAACACAAGCAACTGGAATAGAAGCAGTTAAACCAAGGGCAAGAAATTTTTTAAGCATTAAATTAATAGAACTCGACATCCGTTACAGGAATTAAACTCCTCACGGCACAATGTGGTTTATATAGGAAATTAATCTCCAAGATATTCAAGAGAATAAATTTCATGATCTTCAATACTAGGATTCAACCATTCGGCAAATTCACATTGAAGTGCATGAGCATTCTCAACAGAATCTAACACATCATATGTTTCGATTTCACAGAGAGTGTGCATTCGATCAACAACCCAATCATGAGTCTCCTGAAGAGTTTGTTCCAAAGTTACCATAATCTTTACGCATGTAGCGTCCTAGAATATTGCTATTGTAGTATGCAGGCATTCCATTGTCAAGTGCTTCTGACAACACATTATTCAGGAACAACTGCTTGGTTTCCTCAAAGTTGCAGTTTCCCTTCGTCTCATGAAGACTCAAT